ACGCTTTCTCGCTTTGATAGAAGAAAATAGTTAAGACAGTAATACAAATGCCCGGTGGTTTGATTCAACTGGTTGGCGTGGGCGCTCAAAATGAATTGGTCAATGGAAATCCTTCCATGACTCATTTTCGGGCAGTGTATCGGCGTCATACGAACTTTGCGATGGAGTCTATTCGCATGTCGTTCACAAGTTCAAATCTAGAGTTTTCCACAACACAATCGAGGACACTGTCCTGCCGTGTGGATCGGTTTGCACAACTTCTTCACGATACGTATCTGATTCTTACTCTGCCAGACATCTGGTCTCCGCTCAAAGTTGTCGGACTTAACAATCTTCCTTCTGGATACCAGACTTCTGAAGGTGCCAATGCTCTTGGATACGAGTTTCAGTGGATTGAAAACATCGGGTACAACATGATTGAACATGTGGATCTGGTGATGAACGGTCAAACAATTCAGCGCTTGCGTGGTGAGTGGTTGAAGATGTACTCCTATATGACACACGACCGCAACAAGCGCGTGATTGTGGACCAGATGGTAGGGAATGTCCCGGCGATTTACGATCCTGCCAATGCCTACGATCGCCAGGGACAGTACCCCCATGCAGTCACAGGGACGTCTATTCCTCCTACGGGACCACTGACGTCTGTTCCCGAACCCAGCATTCGCAGTCGTCAACTCGTTGTGCCGCTACATTTCTGGTTCTGCGAGAACCCGGGTCAGGTTCTTCCACTTGTTGCCCTTCAGAACTCGGAAGTCTACATCAATGTGACTCTGCGACCTCTCAATGATCTTTACACGGTCATTGATGTGAATCGCGCCAACACTGCTACCTGCGGAACTCGTATCAAACCTACGGGAGACGATAACACCAAGATTGGACTTTTCCTTTCTCCTCCCAACGTAGATGGAACCCCGAGCAATCCCGGACTGTCTACCTTCTTTCCTGATCCGTACATTGAGGGCAACTTCATCTATCTCACGGAAATGGAACTAAATCAGATTGCCCGGGCAGATACAACGACGTTGGTAAAGACCGTACGATATGTGAACAAGGAGGGTCAGTTTGGAGCAAACAGTGATCTGGATATTCCGCTGTTCAATTTGGTTACGCGAATCGTCTTTGCCTCTCAGCGGTCTGATCGCATTGATGTAAACGACTGGGACAATTATACGAACTGGGAGAATCGTTCGATCGCGCCGTATGATGAAATGACGAGTGCATACCAGACCAATCTTTATTCGTCGGGACAGCAACAGGTGAGTTCTGTGTTTCCCCGAGACACGATCGCGGATGCTGTTCTTCTTCTAGACGGAAAGGAACGATTCCAAACCAAACCTGTCTCGTACTTCTCGCTGCTTCAGATGTATCGTCATACCACAGGAATTATCCCTGAACTTCCGGGTATCTATATGTATTCCTTTGCTCTGGACCACGATCAGTACCAACCTTCGGGTGCACTGAACGGAAGTGCCTTTAACAAGGCAACTCTGCGACTCAACCTGCAGCAACCTCTTCCTGAAGCAATGGCATCCTCCAACACCTCTGTGGTCTGCGTACTTCGCTCCACATTGTTCAGTCCGAACCCAACGGTTATTCCTGCTGGTCAGGTTTCACTTTACAACCCGTCGGACATCGTCTCTGTGGTTCAGACGAACGACAACGTGATTTTTACATTCACCTACAATGCTGGAGTCTACGTAGAGTCTCTCAACTTCTTCCGCATCGTCTCTGGTCTGGGTAATCTTGTGTTCGCATCATAACAATAATGGGAATCACAATTGAATCCGCATACCTTGGAGACGAACGCGGGCGAGTGAATGTCCTCTCCAGTCTTCAGAACAAAGTAACCCCGGATGGATATGTTTCTGTTCCCGTGGATTCTGGTCTTATTCCTATGCTTCAGGTGGGAGGTGAAACGAAGTTGACCAAAGACGAAGAGCGCGAGGCAAAGGAAAAGGCAGTAGAAGCATGCGGTGGTCCTAATGATCCGACCTGTATTGAACAGAAGAAAATGGAACTTCAGCGCCAGCGCTTGGATGAAAAGGAACTTGAAACGCAATCCAAAGCGAACATTATCAAGGGACGCAAACTTACTGTTACCGTCAACGAGAATGGAAAGAAGAGTACATTTGAAATCCCGGAAGGTCAGACGTTTGAGTTTGGAAAGAAAAAGTCAGCAGTTCCTCCTATCGAGATTGGAATGTCCAACATTCAAAATATCACTGTAGGTGGAACGGTTCTCAAAGCAGCAAGTATAATTGGAACGATCCTTCTCACCTTTGGATACGTATTCAGTGTTTTGGCAACGTTCAAGGCATTCAACGATACAACTATGGTCATACCCAAATACATCGCAACTGCGTGTGCGGTTGTGTTCCCCTATTTCGGAGCGTTGGGTGCCTTTGCATTCCTGGTTCTCCGTTCGTGGATCGAAAAGATGCCACCGGCACCAGTTGCTTAAAATATAGAATTCAAGTAAAGATGCTGGAAGCACATTGGGTTGTTGCCGGCGTGATTGTAGGTCTTCTGATTGGGACCGTGATGGTTCCTCCGACACGAAAGATCAAGGTTCTTCCTCAACCTCATGACGACAGCACGTATCATGTGGACTCGGGGTGTGTCCGCTTCGTGTCCGAAGAGGTGCCATGCTCCCAGGAACCTGGGTCACTGAATTTGCTTGCGAGTAAGTAATGAAGTTTGATGCTGGAGAACGGGTGGTGAAAGCACTTCACAGAGCAGGTGCCTTTTTCTCTTTTCTGATCGGACTTGGAATCTCAGTACTGATTTTCCATCGTGATTTCCTCTCCGTCAAGATCCCCGCCCTTCCTCTCAACGAGATGGTAGACAAAGAAGTTCGGGTCGATGGGAAGTGTTACAAGTATCGCGTGGAAGATGCGTCCTGTGAAACCTCCTCTTCTACATAAAACAATGGACGACGCAACTCCTCTCGATGCTCTTCTGCCTTCGCCGCAGGGGCCGCAGTCTCAACCCCCCATTATTCCTATGCCCAGTGTCTCGTCTCCGGGTCACTCGGGGATGGTTCCCTCTTTCAAACCTAGTCTGCCTGCGATGCGATTCATGTTCACTCACACGACCATGTATATCGCCATCTTCCTGGCAGGTGCCATCATCTCACTGTCCACGCCTCGCAGTCTCCTTCTCCAGTATGTCCCGAACTCGTACACATCGGGCGGAGTTGTCAGTTGGACGGGTGCGGCGGTCCTGGGAGTTGCCTGCGTGATCCTGACCAATTTCCTCAACACGTTCCTTTCTGGGTTCCTTGGTTGAAAAACGGATTTATTGATGTCGAGACTGTAGATCTTGGAGAAAATGAACCGTGATCACGATTACTCAGGAGTTGTTCCTCGCTCAGAGGAGACTCTCTACAAGCAGATGGCAGACGCGATTTCCTATCAGGGACTTTGGACTTGGTTGCGAGAGTACGAACCCAATCGCTACGATCAAGGGTTTCCGTCTCTTCACAACCATCCCTATCTGGATTCTGTGCGGGCACAGGTGAACACGGACGACTATACATTCTACAAGATTGCGTGTGCGATGGAGACAATTGCGAAGAGGGGGTGGGAGGATTGGATGGTATCGATTGGTGCGTGGAGTTCAAACCGGATGTGGTAAGAGACGCCCAGTTGCTTTGTTTAAAAACGAATTTTTACATTCAAACTACGAAACAGCATGGCGCAACACAAGTACGAGTCTCTCTTTGCTACGTACGAAGCAACCCTCTACGCAGATGCGGATCAGGCAGTTACCAAGGCGGGTCTTTGGGATTGGATGCGAGAGTTCACACCTCGCCGCGATCAGGGGTTTCTGTTTACGAGTCATCCGAACATTGATGTTATCTCTTCTCATATGAAGTTGGCGGATCAGCACAGCGGTGCTTCCTTTGCAATCACGATGCGTGCAATGGAATACATCGCAAAGAACGGTTGGGACAAGTGGGTTGCGGAGGTTAAACTTAGAAGGAATTCGGGTCATTAAGATAATGTTCTGGGCGAAACCCGATTATCTCCGACAGGATCCGGCGTGGTTTCATACTCGGGTTCTGGTTGGACCCGGTGCGTTTCTAACCCCTAAATTCGTATACGAACATGGAATTACACACGTCATTAACTGTGCCTTTCCGGACGATTCTCCGGAATGGTTTCAGAAATCCTACCCGAACAATTACGCCTGTATGGAGGCAGTAGACAGTTTCTTTATGAACATTTTGGCATGGTATCCCAAGTTTGAGGAAACCATGCGGAAGTTTTTGCGTCATGGGAATGGTGTTGTCTACGTTCACTGTCAAGCAGGAATGAATCGGAGCGCGTCCCTTGCTCTGGCGTACGTGTGTAAGAATTTTCACGTGAAACCAGAAGAAATCATCCCTATCCTGAAACGCCAACGACCTTGTATGTTTCAAAATACGGTCTACATGAACCAAGTGAAAGACTTTATAAATGGACGTGTTCAGAGTGAGGAAAATACGTGATACGCCGTCCACAACCTCTACAACTGGAACTCTGGATTCCGTCCACCGAGATATTGTACAGAATTTACACGATTTATCTGCGAAACAGGAGATACTCAAAACAGAACTGGACGACATTCGTGGAAGGATTTCCGGTCTTCATGTGAAGAACGACCTTGCGGATGTTCTGGAAGCAAACAAACTTCAGAACCGAATGCG